TAAACTGCGCCTCTATATTGTTTTTAGCCTCCTCTGTTGGCTCTCCATTATGGAATGAAATTAAGGTGCTGCTTACAAAACCATTCTTTAGGTTGTTAAGGTGAAAGTTAGCAACCTCCATATCCATATTGATATAAGGTACTGCACCAACATAATCAGGCAATGGATATACATCAGGCTCATTACCCATCTTAGGTCGGTACAACTTATAAGCGTACATCTTAACGCCTTTGTTTATTCCGTTGTAAGCCTGTACTGTTTCAACATCCCTTGCAGCTAAACGGGTTGACTTCTCCCACTTATCCGATATGTAATATTCCGAGCAATCGTTGTTAGTCCTTACCTTTGCAAAGGGGATATGGGTAATGTATTTTAATCTGCCTACACGGTCAAATATAAATTTCCAATAAAACCCACCAAATACCTCCAAGTCCATTACCGACTTATACTGCACATCTTCTGCGGTTTCGTATGGGTTAACCAAATCTAAATAGGCATTAACACTATCAGCGTTAACACTATCTTTTTTAGCATCTATACCTTTGCCTGTTATGTATTGTACCTTGCCAGTTATAATAGCGTTATGCTTTGCCGAACCATTAAGCAAGGCAACAAGGTAATCGGGATAGGTGTTACCCTCTCCAAACAATACCCAAGGCTTTGTGCTATCGTGGTTTTTTACCTCCTTAAATACAGGAGGCGCACTATTTATCAGCTTTACTACTATTAAATTATTATCCTCCATAAACTGCAGTTGTTACTGTTCTTGTGTATTGTGTGTCGGTGGTTGCCGTTCCTATTACTTTTACCATCCCGCTTTCAACTATTGTCTTTCCTGTTGGGCTTAGGTTGGTAGCACTTGCTTGTTCGTATACATTGTAAGTCCACTCGCCTGTTGTTGCCAATGTTACTTGCCCGGCTATCGGGTTAGGTGCTGCCGTTTCTGTTATCGTAAACTGATTAAACCTGTCTAAGTATTGGCTTAGGTCTACAGGCTGTATGCAGTACTTCTTTTCTCCGCTTGCTTTGCTTATCCATTCCCATAAGTAGTAAGCGTTGGCAATAGTTGTCTTCTCTTTTAGAGTTACCGTAACTATGTTGCTTTGCCCTTTATTAATAACTACCATACTTATAATACCAAAAAATTTAATTTTGTGCCAAAAAAAAGCCCCGCACATTGGCGAGGCTCTTCTTAACCGCTACAAACACTTATGAAATCAAACTGCTTTCTGAACCGGTGTACTCAAACCAATCGTTAGGCTCGTTACCGTCAAACACTACGGTGTAACCGTTAAGGTCTCCCATTGCTGTTCCTGTAACTGCTGTTGAGGTTGTAACCATTAGACCTTTTTGTTTGCCGCAAATCCATAGTTTACCGTTGTTATCTTTTACGATAATAACTAACCTGTTTTTTGCTAAGGCAACAATTTTGTCGCGGGTTTGGTAGGTTAACTTTTGGAAGATAGCCGACACTTGTTGTGCAAAGAAAACCGTTCCGTTAGGGCGGCTGCCTGTTAGCACACTTTGAGCCATTGAGTTTTCCTCCTCAAGTTCATATTTGTAGAACACGCCCGACTTAGTAATAGCCGATACCGTTCCACTTGCTTCTGTATAGCTTGTAACATTAGCGGTAGTGTTAATGTAGAGGGTTTGTATACCCCCTACACTATCACGACAATCTAATGCAAAGCCCTGGGTTATAGCGCAAGGCATGGGTTAAGAGTTTGTATATTCAACAATACGATTACCAAAGTAGTACTGAACACCAATTTTGGTTTCAGCTACAAAACGCACTTTACGAGCTTCACGGGCGTAAAACAACTCAATGTTTTCTTCTTCGTTTAGCAAGTCAGTACCAAGTACAAAGTTACCATTCTCGCCAAACTCACCTGCGATGATACGATTAGTTCCGTTTAAACCCGGTACGCCAATAAGTGTGTACATAGAGTTTTCAACTTTCATTTCGTAACCTACTGCATCACCAAAGTAATGGTAAAGGTTATCGGCAGCAAGTTTGTTTTGGTAAATTTCAAAGGTATCATAACCGCACATAAACTTTACATTATCACGACCTTTTACGTCAATAGGTATTTTCGTAATCATGTCCTGTAAAATAGTACGAATGTTAGTAGTATTGATTGTTGATGGAGTTGCAGAAACAACCGTGTTATCAGCATCAATAATTTTTAATAGTCCGTCAAACTTGTTAAGGTAAACGTTAGCCGAGTTAGTATCACCTTGCCAAATAGCAACCTCTTTGCGTTTCTCAATGTTTTGCATAGTATCATCAACGATGTACTTTTCAAAATCATCTAAGCCCATAGGAGAGCCGGGCTTTAAACCTTTTTGAGTCCATTTTGCCTCAAGGTCTTTAGGACACCAATCAAGGTAAACGCCAATCTTACCTACTGTTAGGGTGCGTTGAGAGAATGTAGTATCGCCCGATGCAGTAAAACCACACGCTTGGGTTTGCCATACGCCCTCTGTAGCAATAATGTTTAGTTTCTCGGCAGACTTGATGCCTACCTGTGAGGCTAATAAGCCTGCTGTTTTACCCGAAAATACTAAAGCGTATTTAAGGGTATCCATTTCTTCCTTGGTATAATTACCAATGTTGTCAAATACAAATGCCATTTTCTTTTATTTTTAGTTTTTTAAGTTACTTTTTGTTTGCTGCAAACTTTTGTGCTGCGGCTTGCATACGCTCTACTACAGTTGTTTTTTCGTTAGCTATTTGTTTGCTAAATGATGTTTTGGTTGGTTTGTCAGCCGGTGCCGATGGGTCTTCTGCTAACTTCTCAATAACAGCAAACATATCTTTGATAAGTGCTGATTGTGCTGCTAACTCTGTTTTAAGGCTTGCCACCTCTGTTTTGTTAATGTTAGCTAATGCTGTTTGAATGGCAGCTTCTACGTCTTCCATTTTAACGGGTTGGCTTGCCTCAACCTCAACCTCAACTACAGGCTCGCTTTCAGGTACTTTGATGTCGGTAACAAAACCACCCTCGGTAGTTACTAATGTACCGTCTTCTAATTCGTGGGTTGCATCTTGTGCGGCTTCTATTTGTCCACCTGCATCAATAACATTTAGCTTAGTGCCAACGTTAAGTTCGCCCTCCCATTGCACAATAGTTCCGTCTTTAAGTTTATCTTCCATAAACTTATGTTCAGCGTTTAGCTTTAATTTAATGCGTGAAATCACGTCTTTGATGTCTTGTGTTAAACTCATTGCTTTTTTATTATTAAAACCATTAAAATTAAATGTGTGCCATTAGGTATTCCAAATCAGCTAAAGCATCGTGTATCTCTGCCAACTCCTCTTGTGGTACGTCTTCTACTTTAACGTGGTTAAATATCCCCTCAACGCTAAAGCCTTTCATCTCTCCCGATTTGATTTTCTCCCACACCATATCGTTGTTGACTTTAAAAGAACCTACCCAACTACCCTCTGGTAAGTCTTGGAATTGTATTCCCCTGGTCTTGTCAATAATCATACTCTCGTACATAACAACACCGTCTATCAACTCCCCATTGTGTTGAAGATTAACCTTAGACTGATAGCCCATTTCAAAATAACGTTGCGCTATGGCTTCTATGGTTTGCGCATCAAACTGAACGTAGAACTCACGCCCTCCTATGTTTCGGTATATAGGCATATCGGCAACCATTAAAGCCCCGGTTACTATTCGCCTGTCTCCATTCTCGCTAAAGGCAAACTCATAGTGTTTAGAGTACGCCATAAATGAACGTTCTATTGCGGGATGGTCAACTATTGCCACCGCATCAACGCCAGTAGTAAAATCAAAGTCATCTATGTGAACTTTGTATAGTGGTAATTCCATAATATTAAAACTGTTTTTTTGTTTATAGTGCCATTAAATAGTTATAAGAGCTTTCTTTTTGTTTTGCTGAACGCCCATTTGACTGTTGGTAATATCGCTTTCCACAACGTAAACTTTAAAGTTTTCGCCCTCTTGTATTAACCCGCTTGTGTTAGATGGTGGTTGTATGCTTGGGGGTGTTATGCCTCCACCGCCCGGCATATTAACAGGGGTAACAGAACTATCTCCTCCGCTTTCAGGGTTAAATTTTTTAGCTGCTATTGCGGCTAATTGTATTGCACCTATTGTAGCGTTTATAATTGATAGCACACCCGTTGGGTCTATCTTTAATGCTGACACAATTGCTTCGGCTGTATTAATAGATGTGTTAACCATTGCTAACGCCTTACCCCTTACAAATTGTTTTTTCTGTATTTCTTTAGATGCAACCTCTCCTTTTTTTAACCCTTGCAGTTCATTTTGAGTAACAAGGTCATTAAGAGAATTTAAAGCGTTAGCGGTTGCTTGTGCCATTGCAAATCCTTTTTGTATGGCTTCTTGCTTTTCTTCTGCTACTCGCTTGTCATTTTCTATCTGTACGGCTGTTGCCTCATTGCTTGCTGCTATAATAGCGTTGTTGTAATTATCATACGCAAATAGCAAGGCATCAATGTTGTCTATACCCTTAACTGTAACCTCATCAACCTTATCACCGTATTGCTGAAAACTAATGCTTAGGGTATCGGTTTTAGTTATTGCCTTTTCTGTTGCCTTTACTGTTTTATCGCCAAAATCAACGGTATTGTCTAATATTGTTTGCAACAATTTTGCACGTTCGCCTGCTAATCTATCTGCTGTTGATACAAACTTATCAACTTTTTCTGTTGCATTTTTTAATTGGTCTGGTGTTCTTTCAGCTAACACCCCTATTTTAGTTAGGTTTTCTGCTATTTTATCGCTGCTATCTACAAGTGCTTGGTCTATTCCTTTAGATGTCTGCTGCGCATCAAATAACGCTTTGCCCATTTTATCGCTAAACTCTGCATCAAGTATTTGCTTTTCAATGTCAATTAACTTTTCTGTTGCAGCTTGCGCCCTTGCATTTTTTATTAACGCTTCTGTATAATTATTTATTGCAGTTGTGGCGGCTTCTGTATTAATTGTTTCAAGTTTTAGGTTGCCTAAGTAAGTAGGACTTATTTCGTTTAGTTCCTTAACAGCTTTCTGCCTATCTGCTAATGATTTGTTACTATCCTTTGCAACCGCTAAAAGTGATTGCAGTTTAACCATTTGTTCGGCAACTGATTTATTGTAATCAGTTGTTTCTTTTTTTAGCTCTTTAGTTTCTTCGGTAGTATTAAACAGTTCCGCCCCAAACGTTATAAAAAAACCTATAAGTATAGCTATGCCACCTGTTGCCTGACCTATACCAATTTTTAGGCTGTTTAACGCTTCCATTATTACAGTCTTTAATGTAGCCCATTGCTTTTGTGCTTCTACTAAAGATTGAATACCCATTGCCAATGCGCTTGCAGCTTGTACCCTTAACAATAGCTTTTCTACATTCTCCGACTTTTGCCCTAACAAACCATACAATCCCGTTATAGTTTGAAAGCCACCCGCCACACTATTTATTAACGTTCCAAATGCTTGTGCCTTTGCCCCGGGGTCTAACGTATTAACCGCTTTGTTTAAGTCCCCTATTTGGTCTGCTAAACCTGCGGCTTTTTGTAAGGCTTGGAAATACTCCTCCGTTCCCTCCTTAGCTTGCAGGGCTGCTTCTTTGGCTTCCCTTAGTTGCTGCTTTACGGTTTTTATCTTAGCCTCGCTATCGCCAGAACCCTCAACTTTTACTTTTAAAACTACCTCTTCCATTAGTATACGTTTACTTCTAATTGTTTAACTGCAGAACCTGACTTCCTAAATATTATATAGTCATTACTTGTACCATCTAATTGGGCAAATCTTGAAGGACCAGGAGTGTATATAAATGCGGTTGATGTAAACTTTAGGCTTGTTATACTACCTCCTTTTGTAAACCTAAAATCAACTACAGGGATGTTTAATATCCTTGTTACCTCATAACTTGCACTTGCCCCCGTGAGAATAAACTTATTTTGTGTGGAGTATTGCGTGGGTATTGTTAGGATATTACTTAAAAATATTGAGGTGTCATCTAAGTCTAATGTTACATCTCCACCGCTATCTATTATTGTGGGGTTGTTTAAATAAAGCCCCGATTGTGTTATAGTTTGGTTGTATAGGTTTAATGCTGTAACACCGCTTACTCCAAACTGAACGGTTACGCCTGATGAGTTTAATAGTGTTACGTTTTCATTATTACCCTCCAGTACATTGCTATCACCAAATACAACTACACCGCTACTGTTAGCATACACCGTGTTATTCTCCCCCTCTATCATTATACGCATACAGTTGGCGTGTACGCTGTTGCCATCACCGTTTACCACTAACTGAACAGAACTTGCATCTAAGAAACCGCCCTGCCCAAATCGTATAATCTTACCCGGCAACACCTCGCCTGTTAATGGCTTTCCATCAACAACAAAGCCCGGCTTAACCATTCCACCAATGCTGCTACCTATGCCACCAATAATTGTTTCTTTGGTTACTTGGAAACTCTGCCCGTCTTTAATCTTTAAAAACTCACATTTGGTAAGTTGGTTGCTTAGTGGGTTGTAGTCTTCTATTTTTTGCAGACGTAGGTAGTACCCCTTAATAACATATATTTTGCGGAATGATAAGAACTCCACGTCTTCGGGTGTTAACCTTAGATAGCAAGTAACTAACTTACTATTGCTATCGGATAACTCCTCTATCATATCCTTGTAAAACTTGTTGTATAGGCTGTTGCTTGTATACTCTAAGTTAGGAGGTGCTATGTATGCGTTATATCCGTAGAATAACTCATTAGGGTTGCCCCAATTTAACTCTACGTTAGGGCTGTATGGGTTATCTAAATGCCCCGCATAAGGGTATTTGTTTAATATGTTGGCAACACTTGTAGGAACGTTTGAGGTTACTATATAGCTTGGTGTACTTGTTAGCACCCCCCCCCAATACAGTATGCGTATGTTAGTTGCCTTACGTTGTATCGTGTTGTTCTGCTCATCAAACTGATAGATGTGCGGAATGATACGGTTAGATTGCGTGTTGCCTACTAATGGTGTAGGGCTAAATATAACGTCAATCTTAGATTGGTTTTTGCTAAAGTCGTTATCTATAAACTTCTCAAACTTACCGTAAACCTCATCGTTGTTCTTTTGGTACTTCTCATTGTAGTAGTCTTTATCCTCTTTGTAGGTAAACAAAAACGACTTGCTATCCAGTTCACCCATAGGGGTGATAACCATATCTTGGCTTTCATCTAACTTATCAGTCCAGTCTAATGTTTTGTTAGCACCTGATAGGTAGTATTGATAGCGTGGCTCTACTAATATGTTCTTAGGGTTGTCAGGGTCTACTTCTATGTAGAGGTTAAACATCCTGATAAACGAAACAAGTATATCCCTTAGCTTGGTATCGGCAGGAGGCAATGCGTTGTTCATTAGCATTGTCATACCCTCTGTAATGGTATCGGTTGCTACACCGTTGTAGTATAATGATGTTGCAGCCACTCTTACTCTAACCTCATCAAAAGGCGATGTAGGTGTTGATTGTGGTAAATCTAAAGTTGAACTGTTTATTACCGTTGTGCCGTTTTTTACAAACTGAACTTGACATACTACCTTAAAAGCATTTAATACTTGTGTAGATATCCAAAACAGCCTTATGCGTACATCTACATAATCACCTACAACCAAAGCCACGTTATCAGCTTGCATTTGGATTGTAAATGTATTACTACTATTTACCAACACCCCGCCATTAAGCCACCTACTTACTAAACTTAATTCTGTATTTAGTTTATAGCTACCATTTTCAACAGGAACAAACCTACCTGATGAGGTATTAAAGTTACCACCAGTATCAAAGTTTGGTGCAGTAGTATCGTCATCAAATGGAACAGCTAATGTTGTAGGGTTATATTCAGTTGCAGTAAATATATCAGGCGTTTGGTAAAACCCTGTTAAACTTGCCCTAAATGTCCTATCCTGTACATCGGCATTGGTTAACCTTAAACCGTTACCGCTATATGGTATGATTAAAGATTTAAAGTAAGTATCGGTTATAAAGTCGGAGGTATAGGTATACCCCGCCAACTCCATTATCCTATCCCAATACTCCTTAGCAAAGATAGCGGGTACAAAATCGGTAAGGGTATAAAGGTTAGTTGCCGTCTGGTCATAGTTAATCAAAGGGTAAACATAGCCCGTGCCTATTGTTGGTGTCCAACTTGCCGAAACATTGGCATAAGTATAGGCATGGTCTAAGTCGCTAAAGTCTAAAGCTGATACGGTCTTATCTCCTAACTCTTGTATTAACGTTGGCGTGTTGCCTATTATCTGTACATCATAGTCTATAAAGTTGGTATCTTTTAAGTATACCCTTAGTAACTGCAAGTCCCCCCTAAATACAGAAACGTCATCAATCAGTAGTTCAACATCACTTTTAAGTGCCGGGTTAAACGTTCCGTCAATATCAATCTCAAATATATCGGTAAACAGTTCGTTGTTTAACTTAGTACCTGGGATGCGTATTGTCTTAGAATAGTTGCCCTCTCTTGTTTCGGGTTTGCGTATATCGGATATTGAATAGTTTAACGATACAGGAACGTCATCTAACAAGTCTAACTGCGACCACTCGCTTAGGTGGTTTGGCTTTATAAATATCTTAGTAACCATTAGTAGCGTTGCATTTGGTTGGTGTAGCTTGTTTCAAAAGTAACCGTTAAATTAAAGGTCATATCCGTTAACGCTTTCTTAGCTATGTAGCTTACATCGGTTATGTTAATGGCTATTAGGTTACCGTCTTTCTCCCAAAAGATTATAGGGCTGCTTAGTAGTTCCCTTAACCATTCGCTCTCATAGTCATCAATCCAATCGCTGTTAATTTGGTAGGCTGTTTTAACTTCTGTTTGGTATTGAGTGGTTAGCCTATCGGATATGGTGTAGCCAAATGATGAGCCTGTCAACTCTCCTTTCGGCTTCTTGTAATTATACTTGCTGATTGTGTCGGTCATCTGCGAGCCTTTGATAAAGCTAAAGCTATCAAACCCGCCCAACCTATTAAGAAAGTGTAGCCTGTACTTGGTATGGTCTGTACAGTTAGATACTATGTTATACGTTTTAGTTACCGAACTTGAGCCATTGGGTATGCCAGTATCTAAAGTGCGTATTGTATAGCGTGTTATGTTGCTATCTATTATCGGTTGGCTGCCACTATTTAGACTTCCACCGGGTATAATGTTAAGGCTTGCGGGTGCTGCTGGCATGCGTAAGAAACAATCTCCCGAACTTGCGGGTGCGCTGTACGGGTTGTTGACTAAAACTGTCTGCACTAATGCATTGCCATTGTAAGTCTTAACCTCCGCTTGGCTAAACGTTTGGCCGTTCGGGTTCTGTATCATATACAACCACCCTTTCTCATCAATGCTTACGTTCTGTTCCGATGGGCTATTGGTTAAAAACGTGCTACCACTTGAGCCTAACAAACAAGTACCACTTGAGTAAGTTACAAACTGCTCAAAGTTTATAGCTGCGTTCCAAGTAAGTATAATATTACTTTGTGCTAAGTTAGGGTAAACGGTAGGTGTTGCCCCGTACTCCTCCCCTATCCTTATAATGTAACCTTTCCAACTGTTAGCGTTGGGTGTAACCTCATCAGTAGCTAAGTCAATGTCATCGGTTAGGTAGTTTTCAATTATCCTATGCACGTCAATAACCAACTTGTTAGTGCTGCCAGGATAGATGTTGCGCTTTATCCTACGGGTATAGGTTACATCACCTAAAAAAACAATGTCAACCACAAACTTAAAGTTAGCTTGCGACTGATTGGTAGTGCTTGCCACAAACCAATTCTCATTGTAAGCGGGTGTAAACTTTTGCGGTTCTTGTAATATCGTTATTGCCATTAGTCTCTTATTTCAAAAATTACTTGTTGCCCTAAAACTTTCTCGGCTCTCCTTACTAACTGGGTAAATGCTTTTGGGTTTACTACATCAGTATAAAAGTTGCTTGTCTCTATGCCGTGTTGTTGGATAGAACGTGCCATTAAAAACGCTGCTGTATCTAAAGGGTTGTTAGGTGTTTTTCTTATCCCCGCCCTTAGACTTCTTTTTTTATCGGAGTACCCTTGTATGCTGATACCCTTGTTCATTATGTACTTTTTTAAGGCTGATACTGGAGGCATCTTGTTTGTAAACTTGTATGGGCTGCCTATGCCTTTCAACCGCTTCTTACCTTTCCCGTTACCTTGCACCCCCTTGTCAACATACTTCCAATAGTCCTGCATTGAAATGCTAACCTCGTTCTCCCCAACTTTTAATAGTATGCTTTGACTTAGTAACCCATTTGCGTTCCTGTTTTTTTCTGCTAAGTTTTTTTGCATGTCTTGAACAAGCAACTCGCAAAAGTTACCAAGCAAGTCAATCATTGCCTGTTCTACGTTTACCTTTTTACCCGTTCCTAA